AAATTGCCTTGTTTTCCATCAAAACAAGTAAAAAGGGCATAGAAAAAGCACCCCGAAGAGTGCTTTTGTTTGTTTATGAAAAAGCGGCTTCGTAGCCGCCATTTTCAACATATTTCTGGTATTCGCTTTCCCTGTATAAATGTACTGCGGGATAATGTGTGTCAAGCCATAATTCGTAATTATGCGCTGTCGCTCGTATTGAAAAACTCCTGTCCTCNCCCCAAAACGATACATTGTATAAAGGGCTATAATTTACCCCTGCCTCAAACACGCTTCGGTGNATAAGAATACAAGCACCTGTGCCGCCTACTTTGTAAAGTCCGGGATTCTTCCACTTATCTATACTGTTTTCGTAAAAAGTGAAGTGGTCTAAATCCCACGCATTAGGTGTCGGTTCTTCATCTGCTTGCCACCTAGTCCAAAATACCTCTGCTGTTATCGGTTTATTGGCTTCAAGCAAGGTAATAAGTGTTTTCGGGTGTAGCATTAAATCGCTGTCAACCAACATAAAGTAGTCATACCCGCCCTCTAAAGTTCGCTTTATAAGTTCGTTTTTAAGGCAAGTCACAACTTGCAAATTGACTGACTTCCAATAATGCGTGTTCTCGTCTTTCTTGTATTCTTCTTCGGTGGTTGCGTTCAAGTATTCATTAGGCTTTAAGTGCTTTGCAAGATCCGGCGAATTGTGCAAATAAAAAAACCTGTCAACCGTTACATTGTCAGGCTTTTCAAGGTTATCAAGGCTTTTGATGTACTCTTTAAACACGCCCTCCGATTGCCGTACCGGCGCACCGATTAGGATTTTTGTTTCTCCAAAAGTTTCCTTATACAGTCTTTCCCACTTTCGCCACACGCTATAATTAGGTACTCTTGTGTCATACCACGGTTTAAACCCCGTAAAGTGACATATTCTCACGTCCTCGTCAAATCCTGTTGAAAGTGAAGAGTTGTATTTGCACGGCACAATCTTAGAACTCTCGCACATGGTAATGTTCCATATATCTTGGTCGTATAATGGGTAAGAGGTTGTATTCGCCATTTCCACCCATTTGTCGACCATTCCCCTTACATTATCAAGGTTTAGCAGTATCACTCCTGCGTTAAGGTACGGCTTATCCTCGGGCAAGCCTATCTGTTGCTTATGGCCGGGCAATATCCCTGCGTCAATGCAGCCAGCCATAGTTTCAACTTCTGTATTATAAAAATCATCTATTTTGCCAACAACGACAGTGTCAGCATCAAGATACAAAACCTTGCTCTCTTGCACTATGTAAGGAATAAATAATCTGTAAAGTGTATATCTTGCAAATGTGTTTTTGGCATCTATTCCTGTGAGTGACTTTGCAAACTCCGTCATGTCAACATACACATATTTAGTCTTAAAGTGCTTAAATATCTTGTCTATCTCACTTAAATCCTGCTCCCCATCAGACAGCAAATAAACCTTGTCAACCTTGTTATTGCTCAATAAAGCAAACATTTCAATTTGAACATATTTTAGCCAATCAGGGGAAAAAACAGTTACAATATTCACTTCGTTTCCCCCCACTTCAAATAATGGGCTTCGGTTACAACCTCGGTAGTGCAATGCCCACATATCAGTTCGGTATCACAAAATATCTTAAATCCTTGTTCTTTCGCCCGAATACAAAAGGCCAAGTCCTCCCCGATCTTTGGTTCAGGGAAAAACCACGGCTTGGGTACGGATTCAAATACCTTTCGTTTAATCAAGGTACACGCCATCCCCACGCCTTGAATCTCGATCAATCCTTTAGGATAATCAAGCCAGAACTCCGTCCCCTCACGGTCGCATTTTTTGAATATACACGGCTCATAAGGTGGAAACCGTTTAAAAGCCAATGCGGAAACGATGTCCTTGTCATGTTCAATTAGCTTAACCAGCATATTTGCAGGTACAACCATATCTGAATCGATAAACAATAACGCATCGTAACCGCCTTGAATTAGCGTGTCTGCCGCCCTCTCTCTTGCGGTGTAAATAAGGCATAACCCAACCGGCAACATATCAATCTCTATACCCTTACTCCGGGCATAACAAGCCATAGGCGGCAATGAATACGCCGCCTGTGGTGGTATGTATCCGGTGTATGGTATACACATTAAGACTTTCAATTTGCTTTCCTCCTTACGGTCTTGAACCTTGTGGATTTGTTTAGGTCAGGGCCGCCGAATTCAGAGCATTTGGGGTTTATGCAAACCATTTTCAATTCATTGTAAACGTCAGTTGAATCAACTTCTGTAACAAATTTGCTCTCGGCAATCATCATTTTACCGCCACACTTATCGCACTTCACCTTACTCACCCCCTATATTTCCGTATGGCCTTGAAGGGGCTTGCGCCCTTGCCTGTTGGATTAACTGGCGGACTTGTGCTTCGTATTGTTCGGGGTCATTCCTTTGCAGCATCCTCAATTCGTTCTGTGCTTCCGGTGGTAGCATAGGTTCAATCCGTTCCATTTCCCTTGCCATCAGGTCATACATGAATTGCTTGTCCTGTGCCTCCCTTTGTGCTTTTTCGCCCTCTCTGGCTTCAANTAACCCTTGCTTGTCCGGGATGACACCATCAGGTAAGCGTTTCAGATATTCAATAAAGGTTATCTGTTCCGACTGCAATAGTGCGTCAAGGCTCTGGATGGATGCGCCCTCGTTCCATATGTTAGCAGGACCAACATCAATCTTGAGATTTAACTTGACTTCTTTCAGGACTGCTGTTTCAAGCGTCTGGAAATCTTGCTTGCCCTCACGATTTATGGATATAACCCTTGTCGGGTAATCTGTATACTTGGACAGGAAAAAATCCTCCCATATCAGCCCAATGTCCTCAACATACTGGTAAAATCGCCTTTTAATGCTTGCCAGTGGCACAACAGCATTTTTACTATTAACAATAATGGCTGATGTATTGGTCGGTTTGGCCTCGCCCAAGACAGACTCATTCGCCCCGGCCATATCTTTTGTGGTTTGGATAAACCATTCCATGAAGTTCATTACAACTGACGGTATTTGTGCCGGTTGCATGTATTGCGCCGCACCACCAACCCCGCCGGTGTCAACACCATTTACCGGGATTGCGCTTGTAACATCATTTGACCATTGTGTAATACGGGTCTTGTCATACAAAACCTTTGGATAACCGTGTATCTTTATCCACAGTGCAAGGATGGCCGCCTGCTGGTTAATCATGATCTGGTTTGGAATAAGTGAAGTTGCTTCCGCTTCGCCATATGCTGAGCCTTCACGTTCGTACCAATTCATTAAGGCCACGGGATAACGGTGTAATCCAGTATCCCATTTCTTGCGTATAACCACGTTTCGGGTCGCTATCTCGGCAAAGATTTTCCATTCCTGTCCGACAACTATTTCNTTAATGACGAACTCTCCTGTTTCAGGATCCATTTCCTCTATCTGTTCGGTAACGTCAACAAGTTCCTTCCACATATGTAAAAGGACAACACACTTGCCACCATCGTCACTTTCTATCTCATCTTTTGCCATGTCGCCTGTCTCTTTGCTGGTTTCGTCATCAGCCACGATAAGGTCAATCTGCTCTTTTGGAACCTTGTTTTTCTTGGCCTCCCTGCGGACGTCCTCAACCTGTTTTCGGAATGACAGGATTATATACGGTTGAACGGGTTCATAAGCGTTATTTATCTCCGGATTGTTGGGGTCGCCCGGAAAGTAATTGCAGCCATTTATTAATTCGCCAAAAATGTCACCTGTTTGCCCGTCCCCTGCATCGATCTTGTCATTCCAATACCAATACGACACCATGGAGCCGCTCAAAGCTGCTTTCAACAAACCCTTTTCATTCATAGCATCCATTTTCAGCCGTTCCCACAAGGTAGCGGCATGCCGGGTAAGCAAGTTGGCAACCTCTCGGTACATTTGACTTTGCTCATCTTCGGCAGTATCGCTTACCCATCCAGCCGAAAAACGCATTTGGAGCAGGTCTGACATGACTTGTGCTACTTTCCAGTCAACAATTCGCTTTGTGATATTCAATATAGGGGTAGGATGTTTGTTGGTCTTTATCCCTGCCCAGTGATTACCTGCATAAAACCGTTCATTCTTATCAGCTTTTGGCAATAGGTTCTTCTTGCTTTGAAAGTCAAGCCCATTACTGTATCGAATCCAAGCTTTTGTATTTTCCATGCTTTCACCTCGTTTTCAGGCAATAAAAAAGGCGCCACCCAATACCCGTTAAGGTTTGGTGTTCATTATTTTACTGAATCGGGATCATACTCAAAAATCGCTTTTATGCCTTTCTCAAATTCCTTTTCCTGCTTTTCAAGTTCCTTGTCTATCTTGTGCTCTTTAATGGCTTCTAAAGGTGTTTTAACCTTGGGTATGTCTTTACCTTCGCTGATTATCTTTGCAAGGCGTAAGCCTGTTTTAAAGGCATATAGAAAGCATAAAAAAAGCACTATTGCAAGTGCTGTGCTGGTTATGATTGTTTGCATTATTCATCCACCGCCTCGTATGTCTTTTCAAAAATATCAGGCTTGCAGGGGTAAAACTCCCCTTTTACCCCTTTGATAACATAATCGCCTATACTGCATTTGTGCTCCCCTTCAAGGGTTACTATTTGGAATGTTCCATCATCGTTATATTTACCAACTGGAACAAAGGTTTCAATTTCGCCCCAGTTATCGCCTGTGAATTGTACTGCTTCAATTACCACTGGCTTTTTGCGATATTTCAT